GGCAGATCTCCAGCTATGAATGCTTTACCAGATACTAAGATGTTAAACACAATGTCTAAGACAACTATCAAAGCAGCTCAAAAACAAATTGATCCACCTCTAATGGTTCCCGATGATGGATTTATGTTACCGATTAGAACTGTGCCTGGCGGATTAAACTTTTATAGATCGGGTACTAGAGAAAGAATTGAACCTTTAAATATAGGTGCAAACAATCCACTTGGTTTAGCAATGGAAGATCAAAGAAGAAAAGCAATTAGAGAAAATTTCTTTGTCGATCAGTTAATGACAACCCAAGGTTCAAACATGACGGCTACTGAAGTTATGCAAAGAACGGAAGAAAAAATGAGATTACTTGGCCCCGTGTTAGGTAGATTGCAATCTGAATTATTGCAGCCACTAATCACTAGAGCATTTAATCTTTTATTAAAAAATAATAAACTTCCCCCAATACCAGAAGAACTTGGCGATCAAGATGTAGAGATTGAATATGTATCTCCATTAGCCAAAGCTCAAAAAAGCCAAGAGCTATCATCTGTTATGCGTGGAATAGAAATATTTGGTTCAATGCAAAATATAGCTCCCGTTTTTGATTACATAGATATTGATGGTTTAGTTTCTCACATACAAGAAGTGTTAGGCTTACCCGCAAAAATTATGAGATCTAAAGCAGAGGTTCAACAAAGACAACAACAAAAACAACAACAAGAAATGGAACAAATGCAATTACAACAAGCACAACAAGTAGCGGAAAGTGCTGGCAAAGTTGCGCCAGCTTTAAAGGCTCTAGGTGGACAATAAACAACTTAAACAACTAGAACTTAATTATAAACAAATTTTTAATTCTACTGAAGGCAAAGAAGTCTTGGAAGATTTAAAAAAAAGATGCAGTTTTTATTCTACGTCTCATATTAAAGGCGATAGTCACGAAAGTGCATTTTTAGAAGGAACAAGATCAGTAGTCTTGTTTATTAATAATATGCTTAATAAAAAACCCATGGAGGATAAATGAGCAGCGAAACAAACCAGGTAGCAGTTGAGCCTACAAGCCAAGTGTCTGCGGAAACACAAACAACAACATTAACACCAGAGACAGTAATAACAGATTGGAAAGCAAATCTTTCCGATGAAATAAGAGCTGATAAATCTTTAGAAAATATTAAAGATATAGAAGGTTTAGCAAAATCTTATGTTCATGCACAAAAATTAGTTGGCTCTGATAAAATACCAGTTCCAAATAAATTTGCTACCGATAAAGATTGGGATGCAGTTTACGAAAAATTAGGGAGACCAGCGGATGCTACTGGGTATAAATATGATTTACCTGAAGATAAAAATTTAGATGCTGAAGCATTAAATAATTTTTCAACTCAAGCTCATAAACTTGGATTACTTCCTGGACAAGCAAACGGAGTAGTACAATTTTATAATGAGGCAATGTCTAAAGTACAACAAGAACAAGATAACGTAGCTGTTGCAGCAAGAGAAGCTAGCACTTCTGAACTTAAAAAAGAGTGGGGTCAAGCATACGATCAAAAAGTATCACAAGCTGCTAACCTTGCACAATCAGTAGGTGCTAACGAATTGTTAAATGCTAATATGGCAGACGGAACTAAATTAGGAGATCATCCAGTTATGATAAAAGCATTTGCACAGTTGGCGGGAAAGATGGGAGAGGATAGTATAACTCAATCCTCTGGGCCAACTTTCCAAACACCAGCTCAACTTGAAAAAGATATTGGAGAATTAACTATGCCAGGTTCAGCGTATTGGGATAAAAATCATCCTAATCACAAACTTGCAGTAGAAGAAGTTTTGGCTTTACGAGAAAAGAAAAATCAAGTATAGCTCAAATATTGGGATAATCGATAGACCCCAAAAGACATTAGGAAAGACTAACATCTACAAGATGTAAAAGCTAGGTTTCGACCCGCAAGGATAATCAGCCGTTTTAACATAAACATTAACATAACCCAAAGGAGAACTTATTATGAGTTCAAATATAACTACTTCTTTTGTAGAGCAATATAGTTCAAACGTAACTATGCTTTCTCAACAAATGGGAAGTAAATTAAGAGGTTCTGTTGACGTGGAAACTATCAATGGCAAAAACGCATTTTTTGACCAAGTAGGCGTAACTTCAGCTCAATTAAGAACGAGCAGACATGGAGACACACCTCAAATTGATACTCCGCACAGCAGAAGAAGATTAAGTTTATCAGACTACGAGTGGGCTGATTTAGTTGACGATACGGATAAAGTTAGAATGTTGGTTGATCCAACTTCAAGTTACGCAAAAGCAGCAGCAGCAGCTATGAATAGAAGTGTCGATGATGTTATCATCACTGCTTTGAACGCATCAGCTTCAACTGGTGTAGCTGGAGCAACTGGAGTAGCGTTACCAGCAACGCAAAAGTTCGCAACTGGCCAACAATCTGACGGCTTAACTGTTGCAAAACTTTTAGCAGCGAAAAAAAACCTTGATCTAAATGATGTAGATCCTTCTTTAAAGAGATACATCGTTTGCGGGCCACAACAAATCGCAGATCTATTGGCTATAACAAGTGTTACTTCTTCGGATTTCAATACTGTTAAAGCATTAGCAATGGGAGACGTTTCGTCTTTCTTGGGATTTGAGTTTATCACATCAAACAGATTACCTTTTGATGCAACTAACACAGACGACAGATTAATTTTTGCTTATACTGAAGATGCCATGAAATTAGGTATTGGAAGTGATATTAAAGCAAACATTACTGAAAGAGCTGACAAGTCTTATTCCACTCAAGTTTATTACGCTATGTCTTTAGGCAGCGTTAGAATGGAAGAAAAAAAGGTATTCCAAATACCTTGTGACGAATAATAACATAATAGGAGAATAGAAAATGGCTGTTACAATACAAAATAGTGTAGAACACGCTGCAACACTTGCTATCCCTACTGTTAAAGCTGGTACAACTGCGGATAAAGGAAAATTAAGAACATTAGCCTTTACTCACAACCAGGATGGCGTAGGCGATGCGGGATCAACTATCGTGCTAGGAAAACTTCCAGCAGGAACAGTTAAAATCATAGGTGGTTTATCTAGATTTTATGTCAATATCGTTGCTGGTTCAGCAACAATAGATATAGGTTGGCAAGCCTACGTAGATGCAAATGGAGCAGACGTTGCTCTTGACGTTGATGGTATGGTTGACGGACTAGATGTTGATACTGTTGGCTACAGAACTATGGAAGGTAATACTGCGGCAACTAAATTGCTTGGTGGTAATCACACTTTCTCTAGTAGAGATGGAGTAGTCATCGCTGTTAAAAGCATTGCTGCTTTAGCTGATGATGATGATCTATCTGGTGTAATCACTTACATAATAGATTAATAAATAGAATTTTAGGGGGAAGCGGGAGACTTAATCCCCCTAGAGTGCATGATAAAGAAAACAGAAAAACCCAAAACCATTACTCATTTACAGAGTGGAAATTATATTTACAGATACGTTTTGGTTGACAGATTTAAAACCGATACAAAAAACCATTTTGGTTTTGATAAAAAATTAGAACAAACTGAAGCGGAAATTTTTGCTTTAGTAACACCAAGAAAATTACGAAGAAAATATATAATTAAAAAATAGGAGACACCATGGCTAAAACTGGATTATACGCTAACATTCACGCTAAACGTAAACGTATCGCTGCGGGTAGTAACGAAAAAATGAGAAAAGTAGGATCAAAAGGATCTCCAACAGCAGCTAACTTTAGACGTTCTGCTAAAACAGCAAAGGCATAATAAATGGCATCAGTAGTTCAAATTTGTAATTCAGCATTAAATCAATTAGGAGCAAGTTCAATTACAGCTCTTACAGAAAATTCAAAAAATGCTAGACTTTGTAATGAAAGATATGAAACAATTAGAGACGCTGTTTTTAGATCTCATCCTTGGAATTGTTTAATTAAAAGAGTTCAATTAGCTAAAGATACAGATACTCCAGCGTGGGGTTTTAGTTTTCAATACACATTACCCGCTGATTGTTTAAGAGTATTACAGATTAGAGATTATGCTTCAGATTATAAAATTGAAGGTAGAAAATTATTAATAAATGAAGATAAAGTTTTTTTAATTTATTCAGCACAAATTACCGATGTCAATGAATTAGATGTTTTGTTAAGAGAAACTATATCTGCGGGTATAGCTTCAGATATTTCTTACGCAATAACTTCTAATCTACAAGTTACAAAACTTATGACAGAAAAATATGGTTTAAAATTATCAGAAGCAAGACATACAGACGCTAGTGAAGGATATAACACAGATCCAACATTAGGTAATACAGATCAAGTAATAACAGAAGATTTCTTAAACAGTAGATTGTAATTATGCCAAAACAACTTTTAAGCATACCGAGCTTCACGGCTGGGGAGCTTTCATCCTCTATGGAGGGTAGAACAGATTTTGCCAAGTATTTTAATGGTGCAAGAAATATTGAAAATTTTGTTGTGTTACCTCACGGGCCAGTAACGAGACGACCAGGCACACAATTTGTATCTGAAATAAAAACCTCATCTGCAAAAACAAGATTAATTCCTTTTACATTTTCAACTGAACAAACTTATATTTTAGAATTTGGTAATCTTTATATTAGATTTTTTAAAGATAGCGGACAAATTACAGAAGGGAATAAAGTTATTTCTGCAATTACTAAAGCTAACCCTGGAGTAGTAACAGCAACTTCACATGGTTATGCTAATGGAGATTTTGTAAATATTTCTGGTGTTGTTGGAATGACAGAGGTTAATAATAAAACTTTTAAAGTTGCAAATAAAGCAACTAATACTTTTCAATTAACAGACATTGATGGCAATAATGTTAATACAACTAATTTTACAACTTATTCATCTGATGGGATAGCAAATAGAATTTATCAAATCACAACAGAATTTACAACTGCACAACTGTTTGATTTAAAATTTGCTCAATCTGCTGACGTTATGTATATTTGTCATCCAGCTCACGAAGTAGAAAAATTATCAAGAACGGGTCACACTTCATGGAGTTTAGATGAAGTTGATTTTTCAGACAACGGGCCATATTTAGATCCTAACACTACAGCTACAACTATCACTCCCGAACAAACAGCAGCAGCCTCAAGTAAAACTTTAACTTTATCTGCTACAACTGGTGTTAATGGTAGTGTCGGTTGGCTTGCAACAGATGTTGGTAGA